CGTCACCGTCCACAACCGCCATCGAATACACCGCCAAAAAATCAACCGGGCAGTTCAGGTATTTGTTACTTGCCGTGGTAGAGCCGGTGACGTTCTTCCGGAGAGCAGGAAACAGCACCGTGTTGTAGATGCGCTGTTCTGCTTGGGTGATGAAGGTGTTGATCTGCTCGGTGCTAGTAAGCGACACCGCTGCTCCGTCGGAGCCGGTGAACGTAGTATCCGGGAAATCGTTCTCAAGATACCCTTTGATTGTCTCAAACAGTGTCGCGTAGTTCATTCATCACCTCAAGCCATCGGGCCGCGAGCCATCGTGCCTTTGGTAGCTGCACCAGTACCCCGGACTTTAATGCCCGAAGTTTTTGGAGCCGGGTAGCCCTTGGAGCTGACGTCTTTTCCATTATTTGCTCCCTTGGTTACGAGCGCGGGCCAGATTGCGTCCAACTTTCTTCATGTCCATCGAGGTCGGGCCACCCTTTTTGAAGGTCGGCTTCATGCCCGGGTGCATGCGCTGCTCGTGTTTCCGTACGGCTTTTTTCGCGTCCATTTACATCTCCTAAGTAACCGACACGGTAACCGTGCCTAACGAAAGGGTCATAGCCAGAAAGTTTGGCGTCAGACCGGAATCAGAGGCCCTAGCCCCACCCACGGGAGCCCACCCCCACTGAATTATACGGCTACCGCCTTCCGGTGTCCCGACATCTGACGGAGATAACTGCAGCCCACTGGTGCCTGACGTCCTGTAGCTCACGTCCGGGCGGGGGTTCCTAACAGCCCAAGCGTCCTCAACAGGGTATAAGCCAAGCGACAGCTGCGGTTGATCTGGCTCCCAACACTCCGGGCAGACCAAAATATTGACGTTCTTGGTCTTGATGACCAGCGATTTGAGCTGCTTTAACTTGAACCGGAACCCACAACGATCGCACTCAGCTATCGAGTTTTTGGCGGATGCAAATCTAGTAGCCATTATACGACCTCATAATGGTTCTTTTTGCGGACATTATCCAATGCCGGGATCACCTGCAGATTGCTCGGTACATGCAGCCCGGATACTAGTGCACCCTGCAGCGGAATTACATGGTCTACGTGCCACTGGAACCCCAGCATCTTGGTCCTCAAGGCAGCTAATTCGTAGACTTCCTGCATCAGCCACCGCTCTTCCGGGCCAATCCAGCAAGGTACTCGCAACAATTTGGCGGCTTTTCGCCGCGCAACCGCCTCGTTAACCACTAACCGGCGGCGTTTGGAATACTCAGCTTTGCGCTGTTTTATTAGTTCGGGATTTGCGGCTCTAAATTCCGCAGCTGTTGCCCTATCTTTGGCCCGCACTGACTCTATGTTAGCGACTCTATGCCGCAAAGCCTTAGCTCGTAAAATATCCGGGTGCTTCTCTGCATATCTTTTGTGCTGCTCAGCAACTTTGTCCGGATTAGCTTCACGCCATGCTTTAACACGAGCATACGCCTCGGCTCTGTGCGCCTCACGATACGCTTTGTCGTACTGTCGGCGTTTTTCTGGGTCTTTGATGGGCACGGGGGCTCCTTACCCGCCTATGAACTGCTGGCGAGGCACAAACCGGATGGGAGCCGTCTCCCGGTCCTCCTCCGCAGCCAGCTGATACTGCTGCTCGTAGTCCATCTTGAGCTCCATACGGCGCTGCGGGTCCACTTCGGGAATCTTCATGGACAGGTAGTAGGCCAGCCCAGCTACCATGGCTGGCAGGAACCGGAAGGGGATGTCTTGGCCGTTGATACCGTTACCGGCATCCTGAATGCGCCGCAGCCGCCAGTACACGAACGTGTAGGTCTGGGAGTTATCCGGTTTCGGCCAGATGTGAATTTGGGGGTAGACCACGGTGTTGCTGGAGTCCGTGGCACCGGTCTTGCGCTGGAACCACACCTGAATCGGGCGACCCGTGGCGTTCTTGTTCGGGATCATGGCGTAGGTCGGCATGCTGATCCGGGAGATGTTGATGTCCTGCTGATTCACCCCCGTACCCGTCCGAATCACATGGTCCAGCAAATCGATCGTATTGACCGGCATGTCGTAGTCTGCCACGTTGTAGGTCAGCACTTGGGTGCCCTGCTCAATAGTCCACAGGTTGGTCCCACGGTTCGCCCACTCGATCGTCAGCAGGTTAAGCGACCGCCGCGCCGTGCGCAGGTCATAGCCCGAACGCAGTTCAGCCCCGCAGCGCTCAAACGCCTCTTCCACAAGGCTGTTGAGGTCAAGGTTGAAGTCGGTTGTGTCGGTCGTCTTGTAGGCCATTATCTGAACCTCGCGGTTTTCTGGGCGATGCCTTTCGGCTGTTTCACAAACTGCTTGCCCGCCTGCTTACCACGGCGCTTCGCAGCGGTGGTGGCAGCATATTCAGCGGGGCTTAGGGCCTTGATAGCGGCAGCAGGCAGATACCTCTCTCCCGTCTTGCTGGAGGGCTTTCCGGACTTGGTACGCCACTTCTGTTCAGTCCATGCCTTGAGGCTTTGCTGCTGTTTTTTCATGTTTCTCCAAATACTTAACTGCCCGCTCCAACACTTTTATGCTGTCCTGCAACATCCCTATACCCGTGTTGCATTGTTGGCACAACAGGCCACGTAATTTCTGGGTGCTGTGGCAGTGATCAACGTATAACACTCGTCCTTCTGTTTTACAAATAGCGCACTTACCACCTTGCTGCTCTTTTAATGCTTCATAATCTTCAACTTCTATACCATATCGGTCTCTGAAGTTCTTTGCCCGTATCTTGCTTTGGTTCTTTTTGCTATACCGTTTCCACTTCTCTCGGTGATACGCACGGTTTCTTTCTGGGTCTTTATACGGCACCAGAACGACCCTTAACCCCGATACCCGCCACCCTTGGCCTTATATCTCTTCGCCAGAAGCTGAGCTTTACGGGCTGACCACTGACCCGCCTTGGTACCCTGCACCGCCTGAGCCTTGATGCTCTTGAACAGCGATTCCCGCATACCCGGCTTGGTGTAGTTGCCAGCTTCGTTGACGCGGCTTGCCCCGCCCTTACTGAAAAGCTTGGTCGGCTCGGGGCCATCCTTACGGACGACCTTCCGGGCTTTGGGCATTTTACTGGGGGCGATTGCCCCCATGCCGCGGGACGGCCTCATTAGCAGACCTTCCCACCTTTGCGCATCATCTTGCCTTTGGTCTTGCCACGCTGAGCGATGCCATCAGCCGAACGACGGAAAACACCACCGCCCTTCTTCATGCCAGCTTCGGCCATCTCATGCTTGAGCATCGACTTCGGGGCACCCTTCTTCTTCATGAAGGACACTTCTTTCTTCATCATTGCTTTCGACTCTTTCATTTCGCCACCTTTCGCTTTAGAAAATTCACGACCTACGGATTGCGGAACGCCCGCTTGCTTTGCAAAGCTTTTGTTATGAGCAACCGCTTGCATGAAACGCTTCTGCTTTTCGGACACGGCTGGCATTAGATCAACCGTCCTTTCGTTTTACCACGTTGAGCAATGCCGTCTGCGGCACGTACATAGCCACCCTTTTTGAACTTCAGCTTGCCTTCACCCATCGTAGTCGCTGTAGTCGGTGCCTTCTCTTCTTTTTTACGGCGTTCCTTATCGCGAGCGTCATCCAACGCTTGCTGCTGCCCGGGAGTAAGTTTTTGTTGTTCAGCCATCATTCGTCCTTTTTACCAAGAAGTTTTTGCACCGTATCTGTTTCATAGATGCGGATGCCGGTCCAGATAATTGTGAAAAGCGCTGCGATAGACGGGAGCATATCTGCCAAAGTCCCCAAAACGGTGACGATTGAAAAACCGTCTATTAAGTGTTTAGTTGTGTCGGAAAGATGTACGTTCATGTCAGCATTTCCATGCCCGCAGGCTTTTGTTTATACGAGAGTTCGGGTCATTCGCCGTTTTCTTCGATGTCAGCTTCTTCTTCATGCCAGACATCCGAGCGCAGAAGCTGTCTCTCCTTGAGCCACCTTCTGGTTGCGGCCTCTTCAATCCGGGCTTTCCGGGATTGGCTGCGTTGTAAGAAGCCCTCCCCTTCGCGTTCAGGCCACCTTTGGGGTTCTTGCCTTCTTTCCTTTGCCATGCGGGACTCTTAGCCATATGCCACCCTGAGAGGTTCCTCGTTTTCCTGAATCTGGGCAGCTTTGATCATCGGATAGAGGATGTCGTTACCAAAATCACCTTGGTATTCATGCACACCAAAATGACCCAACTTGATGGTCGGATCAATCCAAACCTCAAACCCGTGCGAGCGGGCGCGTTCACAGAAGAGGTAGTCCTCTCCGATGTAGCCTTCAGGTGTGGATTTGAAATCAAACAGCGAGTGCAGTTTGCGATTGGCAGTGGCGTCGTAGTACTCCCATTCCGGGTGGCACCGCACCAGCTCTTCTACTACTTTGCGATTGATCATCATGAAGCCGGTACCGACGTTCTTGGCGCGGACAAGGCCCATCGCGTCCATCACGACATTGCCTTCTTCGTCTTGATCCATCTTGGCGTAATACGTGGCCGGGAACTTGCGAGCGCAGCCCACACCACCGACGATGCCCTTCGTCTGATTCCATGCCAGCAGCCGGAAAATGTCGTCGGGGTTGATCGACATATCAGCATCAATGAACAGCAAAGAATCACAGGAGGAGGCGAGAAAATCGCTGACCAACAGGTTACGGGCTCTTGATACGACAGAGCATCCGGAGATGGTGCCAATCTCAAACCCGATACCGTGCTCAGCAGCCTGCCGGGAGAACTGAATCAAGGCACCGACCATCTTGATCGACACCTTGAAGTCGTACGCCGGTATGGCGATAAACAGCTTTTTGCCCGACAAATCAAACTGTTGTTGGCTATTCACTTAACAGCCCCTCATCCGTAACTTGCGGTTCCCATCCGCCGAACACCCTGACAGGAGACGCGGGGGCGATCTCGTAATCGCTATACTCCGTAAAATCGTCAGGCACCAACATATTAACATGCCATCCGTCAACTCCATCAATCGTGCCAATCACGTCAACGCTGTATCCGTCGACATCCCTATTCAGGTACGCAGTCAGGTCAACTTCGTCGGGGAATTTCAAGTAGATGGCTTTCATGATGTAAGCGCCTGAAGTTGTGCGCTTGTGAATTGGTTTTGATAAATACGAGCGTTACGGATGGTGCCGAACCATTGATTATCTGAGGCGGAAGCCCTGCACCCAATTCCTATTGCCGTGCTTCCAATGCCTCCGTCAAACGCACCCGATGCCGGTGTTGCGCCATCTCCGGTGAGAGACATCGTAGAACCTCCCCATGAAACTGCGCGCTTTCGGCTACCTGTGGACATATCAGTGAGGCCAGATTTTGATACGGTAGTAGTGCCATCGTTCATCCGAAGCACTGTCGACGCATTTCCGGTTCCGTCGTTCATAAGCTGATCGGTATTCGCTGACATAGCAATTTGCGTTGCGCCAGTTGCCGCAGACCAAAGAGTAAATAGTTCCGCATAGGCGGTTCCGACTGTAGCATCCATGTTTCCCGCAAACTGATAAGTCAAAACATCAGCGTTTCTTACTACCGATGCTGTGGTGGTGGGGATGTAGGTGCTGGCGAAACTACCGAGTTCGAGAACCGGCGAATCGAAGTCCGCATACATCCCCGTGTCGCCAAGATAAGTGTTTGGACTATCACTGTTTGACACACCAAACCTGAACCTTCCTATGGTTCCTGACTGCGTATATGTCATTGTGCAGCGATACCAACCATCAATACACTCTGTGATTGTGGTTGATGACACCGGGGCACCCTTGCTGCCAACAACACCGTTAGCAAGGTCAAACAGCGCGTAAACACCTGCGCCAGAGTCCTCATAAAGCATTACCCAAGTTCTTGTCCCGGCCTTTGCATAAACTGAAGCCGTATAAACGCTACCGTTAACTACGTTTCGAGATTGCCCGTAAACATGAATATTGGTTGTCGCTGTTTCTGTTACCCGGACACCAGAAGTCGGCGTGTAGAAACCTGTTGTGGCTGCGGCAGTCACACCAGTTAGCGCGTTCCATGCGACATTCATGGGGTCGGTTGACCACAACAGCAGATTCGTCCTCGCCCCCTCCGCGAGATACCCTTTAAGCGTAGCCAAGCTAATAGGCGAACCGCTTGCTTCAGTTACTACGTTAGAGGAGACAGTGTTGCCATTCGTCGTAGAGAAGTATTTAACACCGTCTACCATTGCGCCGTGGTAGGGGTAGACGTTGGCTACGGGGTAGTAGTCACCTGCAGCGGTTCCTTTTTCGAGCTGTGCGCCCCACAGATACGCGAACTCACCAGCCCCCTCTGACAGGCTAACAAAGGCAGGATATAACCCGATGCTGTTCCCGTTTGTGACCGCGTTTCCCGAAAATGGGATTTTCCACCAACCATCGCCAACGTCAGTCGCCGTCGCTGGGCCTGACCCCGTGGTGTCGGTCAAGGCTCCAGTTCCATAGTTGATGGTCAGGTAAACAAGGTTTGTCGCGGCGGTTGTGTCCCGAAAGATAAACGTGTTTGCTTGTGTCGCGCCCGATCCTTGCTTTGCGTAAATAAAAGCCGTATTACCCGTCGTCCTACCGACGCCTGTGACGATCTGCACGAGGGTCGTTACGGCAGCGGCGGTTGCTTCAACCTTGTCCGCAGTTAGCGTTCCGTCCGGTGCTGCGATGGCGTTCGCCGTTACAGTGATGTTCGCCTTCGCCCACGCCGCATTATCAAACTCGCTGGTGTAAATCAGTTCATTCAGCTTCGCCGCACCAACACTCACATACTCGGACGGGTTCTGGTTGGATTGGCCGGTGACATTTTCAAACTGGATGTAGCTAAGTTCAATGCTGCCGACCTGTCCGGTCGCGTCATATAGGCCGATTGATGCGCCGGTAGCAGCGCCCGTAAAACTGAGAATCTGCCACGCATCAGTGATTGGCAGAGCAGGACATCCCGATAGTTGGAAAAACCTGACATTGCTTACGGTTCCCGACACACGCCGCACGCGAATAGAACCTGCATATGTATTCCCGACAGTTGCCAAGACTTGCAGCAACCGAGCGTTCAGTGTGCCGTCGAAGTTGATAACCTGAGTGCCAGTGACAGTGATGTTAGTCTTCGTCCACGACGCAACGGTGAAATCATTGCTGTTGCCCTGCACGATATTCCGCACCCGCCGCGCACCCTGAAACCGCACCTCGCCCGACAGAACCGGCTTTATCAAACCCTCGAAATCTTCGACGGTGGCTGTTGTAGCGCGGGTATAGGTGGGTGCGCCAAAACCCTTGCCGAGCAGCGTACTCGTAGTCAGCGGGGCAAAATAAGTTAAACCCGTTGTCAATAGGGAGCTCAACGCGCTCCCTACGTTCGCGGCCATCAATTTCTTACGGCGGTTCATTATACGAGGATAAGAACCAATGTAATGTCGTATGTAGCCCCGCTAACAGCACCCGCAGAAGTCAGCAGCACGTCTCCGGTCTGACCGGTACCACTGTCAGGCAAATAGCCAATGGGCTCATAGTCCCGGTAACCATTGCCGGACAGCACATCAATCAGAACGTCCGTGGTGTGATCCCACAGCAGCCGGATCGACGTATACCCCTGAATACTCCACTGGATTTCCTTGACGTTGACCTTGGTCGGGGCAGCGCCACTGGCCGTAACAAGCGTGGAAATATCGACCTTGACGACGTTGGTCTCACCAGTCCCATCAGAAATGCCGGTCAAACGTACGCCGTACTGTCTAGGGCCATTAGCCAGTACGGTTGAAGATACGGTATCAGCCATGTCGGCTACCCCCTATTAAGATTTAGGACGTAGCAAACGGGGTCGCTACAGTACCAGTGCCCAGTGCAACGCCTTGCACCATGTATTTCAGCGCAGCAATCGCGACAATCTGCACCCACGTACCTGCAACGCCGCCAGTGGTGCCGCCGTTGAAGTTGATAAAGTCGTCCGAAGTCGTCCGAAGCACCGGCGGTGTAGGCAACCAGAGCGTTCGAGGAGTCGGTATCAACGCCGAGGATCGTGCCGATGAACTTATCCGTGCCGTCCGTGCCAATCTTCAGGCTGCTGGTGGCGATCGTGGTCGGAACCCAGATCGTGTAAACAACGCCTTGGTTGTTCTGGGTATTCGGGTCATTGCCCGGGCCCGAGGAAGCGGGGTTAGCCGAGGTGTTGATGGTCGGCAGGGTCAGCACGACGTTTGCCGCGAGGGTGCCGCCAACAGCAACGATACGGCCTGCGTGGTCGGTGGGGTTCAGGGTGGTGCTGGAAGTGATTGTGACAATATTGGACGGGCCTTGCTGGAAGATACCGCCGAGCGAGCGGATCGGGCCGTCGAAAGTGGTGATAGCCATGGTATTCCTTTCGTGTGTTAGCACATCCTCGTACCGTCTCTAACAAGTCTGCCCAGCCAGTCGATACGAGTGAAATTCTGGGGTCTGTAGGCTTTATATCAGGTCGTTACGGGGGCGTCAACAGACTTGTCGCTTTTTAGAACCCCTTGTAGACTGAACACCCATACCAACCGGCGGGCCCCATGATCGACACCACCGAAGAGCTGTCAAAAGTTCTCAAAGGAAATGTCATAGAGTCTCTCGAACTCCACGAGGACGGGCTGCACCTGAGCATGGCTAACGGCCAGACCCTAATACTTATTGGGGTAGTTATCATAGGGCTGCTGGATACGCGGTCCGGCCCCCACACCCTGCAGTGAACCATCCATACCCCCTCGTCGAGATTGTCTGGGACGACGCCTCCAGCGATGCGGGGTGGCAGGAAGCAAAAAAAGTCAAATTTGAGCCGCAAACCGTGGTTACCATAGGGTTTTTGATAGCTGAGAACAGAAAATACCTTATCCTTGGCCACACCTACTCCGGCGACGACTACGTCGGCTGGTTCCAAATCCCCAAAGGCATGATTATTTCCCGGAAAGTCCTGAAACGGGCTAGACGGGTTAAATCAGTAAGCGTCTAGGAGCTGGTTGGACTTTTTGAGGTTTTCGGCTTGGGTGATGACCCGGAGATTCCACGGTACGTGCAGCCCACAAACCGCGTCTGAACGGAGCGGCACGATATGGTCTACAACGTACTGCTCGCCGGTGGTTTTGGTCAGTGTAATAGCCATCTTGTATAGCTCCCGCATTTCTGTTTTCTGCGCAGCGGAAAGCCATTTCGGAGTAGCCAACCGGTGCTTCCTGCGGCGGTATTTAGTGTCCGCACGAACATACACCAGATTGCGGCTTTTCCAAGCCTCCTGACTACGTCGTTTTTCTTCTTTGGGTCGCGCTGCAGCACGGGCGATTACCGCGTCTCTGTTGCGCTCGTAGTAACGCCGTTTAGCCTCTTTTACTACCTCAGAAGTTTTGAAGTACTCTGCGCGGCGCTCATTGGATGTGGCCCACTCTATTTTGCGACATTCAACACAAGTGCCTTTGATCAATCGAAGCGCGATATGCCCGTGCTTGCACGGTTCGCCAGTGAAGTAGTGGGTTGCGCCTTGCTCTTTTGCTTCCTTGCGAGTCTTTGGATAGTCCATAATTTCCTCTTTGTGGTTACGACACGGGCAATATACATGCCCACCACAAAAAGCGCAACACAAAAAGAAAAGGCCCACCGAAGTGGGCCCTCTCCTACTGCTAAGTGCTTGATTCTACGACTTAAGCGCCGCTGGAACCGAAGATACCCAGCGGGTCCGACCAGCCGAAGCTGTAACGCTCACGAGACTTATAACGTACGTTGCCCGTATCAAAGTCTCCATCCATGGAATTCTGCAGCGGGGTACGAACGAAGTGCTTCAGGCCGTTCGGTACGTCCGTCGTCAGGAACCAGCCGTTGGTGTCGGTCAGGAAGTGATTGACCGTGAAACCTTCGGGGATGGAGCCGTTGTTTTTGATCGCGTTGATGTCGTTGTTGTTGGTACCAACACGCAGCTCGGTTTGGAGCAGGCGGGTCGCAACGAACATCAGGTTGACCGGAACAACCA